GTAGTTCTTATTTCATTACTCATTTCTTTAAAAACATCACTACCTACTTCAACATCTTTAATCTGGGTTTTTAAATCATTTAAACGATCTTCTAAATCACCTAAACTTTTATAACTATCGGCGGTGTTTAAATCTAAACTTAATCTTATATTATTTGCCATTATTCTCTGCTTTTGTTTAATTCATAACTCATACTCAACCAATTTAAAACTTCTAAAAAGTTCATATCTAAAATCATATCTTTCTTTGTTATATCATCATTACATAATTCTTTAACAACCAACAACCAACCCCATTTATCTCTTACTTTGTCTTCTGGTGTTTCAAATGGCTCATCATCTTCTCTATTTCCTTCTGGTGTTCCTTTAAAGAGGCCTTTAAACTTTTCATAAACTCCAGTTTTAAAATTATAAAAAAAAACAATGCTCCTAAAACCACGTCCATATCTAAATTTTTAAACTCTTCACTTCTATCTAAAACCTCACCATCGTCATAAGTTTCTGTTTCATATTGATCATCATTATTATATATATTTAAATCTACTTTATTTTTTAAAGGACGATAGAAAATAGCCATTAGTATATGTATATTTTCTATTGGTTCTTTTGAAAACTCTTCTAAATCAATATATTCAGCAAATGTCAATTTATCAAAATCTTTAATAAAACCATATTGTTTATTTTCAAACTTTATAACACGTTGTAAATTATAATTATCTTGATTAAATAAAAATAATATACTTTTTATAACAGGTTTTAAACTATGGAAGGAAGCCTGTTTTAAAACATCTAAATCTATACCACTTAAAACTTGTATTATTTTTAAATCTTTAAACTTATCATCTTTATCAATAGCCGCGATTTGTTGATACTCTTTTAGTTTCAACTCTTTATAACTATTCGGTATGTTATAAATCTCATTATTAACTTCTAATTCTATCATCTTAACTTCCTAATTTTCTTAAAGCTTTAAAAACCCTTGCTATACAATGCGAGCAAGAAGGGTTATCATTTCTTAAATAATACTGGTTATATAAACGGAACATAGTGCGTATCTGATCGTGCGAAGCACTTGTCATACCTTTTAATTCTTTCATTAATTCTTTAATTTCAGGCATTAAAGCTGCTCTTGCTTTTTCTAATGGTGTCCTTAAATCAGGAGTTTTCTCAACTTGTCTTTCTACAAACTTTTCATCATTTTCTAACGTGGGTTCGCTTAAAAAGTTTTCTTTATCTAAACTTTGTCTATATCTTAATTCTTTTCTTAACATATTATAGTTCATGTCTTTTTCAGGCTTATAACCCATATTTTCTAACTCTTTAATTATCTCTTCTTTTTTCATTTAATTTATTTATTTTTTTTAATTTCTGGTGTCTTAAAAACCTTTTAACCTCTTTACCAAAATGAGTGTCCCTTGGTATGTTATAACCTTGTAAATTATCATCACTTTCATCTAAATATAGAACATAATTATCATCTTGATCTAATATCTCTTTAACAAATATATCTTTCCATATATCTCCAATAGGTTCAGGTCCTCCTGATGGGACTTGAAAACTCAATTTTACTTTATTGTTCTCTTCGTTTATTTTAATCTTTTTCATAGTTTATTATTTTTTTTCTCTCAATAACATTTTTACACGGTTTATCATTATTAAAATAGCGTTATAATCTAATTCTAAAAACTTCGCGTATTCTTTAATTGTATAATCTGGGGTTTCTAATTTCTTTTTCATATATTCTTTAAACACAATTTTATCTACAAAGAATATATCTAATTTTTCTAACATCGTGTTTATATACTGATAAGAACCCATACCTGTTGTTGTATATTCATTAAAATCAATTTCATCTTCTAATATATCTATATCTATATGGGAGTTATAATAATCTTTATTATAAACATACTGAAAACGCGAGGTTTTAGAAAAACAATTCATCTTATACATAGTCATTAAATAAGCCTCTGCTTTGTTTTCTAATATAACCTTCACAGCCTTTTTAGAGTTTAAAAACTGGATTAAAACCTCGTGGTATATATCTTGTTTCTCTTCACAACTGATAGGCCTATAATGTAGTTTAAAACACTTATCACGCATCTTATAATAATTCTTATTGATCCAATCATTTACTAAACTATTACACATCTAATAACTCCATTAATTTTTGGTTATAATAATTTTTATGATTATCTATATACTCTTGGCAGGCTTTACGAACTATCAAACATATGCTACTTTTATTGCCTAATTGTTTTTCAATATAATCAAAACGACTTAATTCATTTTTCATATCTCTTGTAGTGTTAAATGATATAACGCTGTTAATTTGTTCATTTTCACTTTTAGTTTTCTTTCTCATTTTCACTTTTTAATTTTTCATCATATATCATATTGTCTATTTTCTGCTCTACAAAACTCATATCACCTACTTCTGGATCCATCTGGGGTGGAGTATTAAAGTCTGCCCATATCGGCTTGAAAGTATCACTACGCGTCATACCACACTCGGCATATAACATCGTCATCGTCTGCTTTCTTTTCTCGTGAGCTGTTTCAATTAGATTGGCTACATATTCTCTTTCTTTCGGACCCATTTCATCTATTAAATCATATATTCTATGTCTCATATTCTTATATATTAATTTTTAATTTCATTATATTTTTCATAATTTTTAATTCTGGCTTCAGCTATTTTAAAATAGTTTTCGTCCATCTCCATACCACAGAACCTAAACCCTTCTAATAAAGCGGCTATACCTGTTGAACCTGAACCCATAAAAGGATCTAAAACTATACCATTAGGGGGAGTAATTAATCTACATAGATATCTCATAAGTTTAACAGGTTTAGTTGTTGGGTGGTTGTTCTTTACTTTATGTATAAATGTCCTATCTTCAAAAACAGGTTCTTCACATTTACAAAAATCAACCCCATTGCCGGCACCTTTATTCTCCCAAAAACCACATTTTTTACATTTTCTATTTTGTTTCTTTAAAGAAGAACTTTCCTTTTCTTCAAAATCATCAAGTCCCAAATTACGTTCTTTCTTTGATACTTTGGCACAATAGAAAAATCTACTGGCTCCACCACCATCACCATAACCACTTAATGATGTATCTTCGTTTTTAAACTTACCATAACAATTACCTTGATAACCATTAGCAGTTTTATTTTTTTTATGATGTGGTTTAACTTCTCCTGATTTCAAAAACCCACTTTGTTCGTCCAACATAGAACATGGACAATCTGGGTTGGTGTGTTTAATTTGTTGAAAGTATCTACTGGCTCCGCCGCTATCATTAATTGTATTAGGATATACTTTCTTTTTGTGTCCTGTTTTTCTTTCACCATTTTCGTCTATAAACACACCAGCATCCCTATCTATTTCACCTTTTTTTATATTGGTTTTACTCTGTCCACTTTGTTCGTCCAACATAGAACATGGACAATCTGGGTTGGTGTGAATAACCTCATCACAGGTACACTCTAAAATAACATTGGCGGGAAAGCGGCCTTCGTTTGTAGTAGGTTTATCTATACCTTTATAATTACCATATATACCGTTTTTACCTGGCCCTTTATTAACGTTTGTAGTAATAATCTCACTACCTACCCTACATCCATCTATATTTATTCCACCTGTTCCCCATTTCAACACATTATCAGTTATGGTTTTTTCTGATATTGGTTTTCTGGCTAAACATATAGGTTCGTTGGCGGGCTTTAAACCTGTGCCCCAGCCTTCCCATTTAGAATATCCTTTTGTAATTGGTATATCTATTCTTGGTTTAGCATCTTCATAAACCGAGGTATGTCCATTACCTCTTTTATCTTGATAATTTTCCTTAACACCAATTTCATCTCTTTCATTCCCTAATTTCTTATCAACCGCTTTTCCTATATTGTGGCTCTTTGGAAAACCTGAACCATATAACCACTGTATCTGGTCCCTAATCTCAAAACCTGCGTCTTCTATATTAATAACCATTCTATGATATGTTCTTGTTCCACCAAAACTTAAAACGTGCCCACCTGGTTTTAAAACTCTATAAACTTCTCTCCAAAACTCTACACTTGGAACATTATGATCCCATTTATTATTCATAAACTTTAATCCATATGGAGGATCTGTAACCACACTATCTACACTATTAGGTGGTATAGTTTTCAACTTTTCTAAATTGTCATCATTATATAACTTAAATCTTTTCATATTAATATACATATATTTTTCCTGGCGACTGATAATCCCAATAGCAACGCATCATTATCATATCGGCAATGTCTGGGCTTCTACCCAGTTTTCTTTTAATTTCATCTTTACTAATCACTCCTACTTTATTATCACTCTCTTTACGTTTATGTTGTAATAACTCCTGAATAATTCTTTCACGATAAGGCTCACAAAACTTTATAGTCCCACTTACAATTTTCTCGGCTAATTTAAAATAACACTGGCTTCTAATGTTCATATAGTTTTCTTTTTTCAACGCTGTTGAACCACCTTTAAACTGCTTACATTTTAAATAATCAGCAACACCTATACCTATACCATCAGCATCTACCAGAACATTATAAATTGGAGTATGGTAGTTTCTCATTTTTTCTTTAATTATACCTACAATCTGATCTGTTGTCATATTACTATATTCATATATGTTTATAAGATGATAACCTTTCCATATACCTACAATAGTTTTATCATCTCCAACATTGGCAACATCACAGGTTATATAATTACCTGTTTCGTCTATCATTTCATTATAGAATGCCTGGACTACGTTATCATAATTAAATAAGTTGAATATATCATCATCATAGTCCCAATTACCATATCTTAATCTCTGGACGGTGCTCTCATCTAAACTTTCTAAATTATGTATATAGTCTTCACTTACATATGGGTTATCTGTTGGAAGACCAAGGACGACTTTTCTATATTCTGGCAACTGATTGGTTTTAAAGGGTTTATAGTATTGGTTATATAACCACCCACGGTTAGGGTTTGAAGCTAACAATAGTTTAGGTTTTAAACTATATTCTAAAAGTTTATGACTTAAACGGGTTTGTAATTTGTTAATGGCGTTTTCACTAATTTCACTCACCTCATCTACACAGGCGAAGGTTAAACCCATACTCATTATTCTATCAAAGTCAGGATCTGAAGGGTTGTCATATAATTCTAAAAAGAATAGTTTAGAACCATTAGGAAAAGTTATAATCATATCGGTTCTATTAAAATTATAATCTTTATCTTCTTTCATATTGTTCATATTAAAGAACTCAAATAGGGTCTGTAATGTTGTCTTACGCAGATGTGTTAAACGGCTTCTACATATAGCGCCAGCTATATCTGGGTATGCCAAGCAATATATTACTGAAAAGGCGCAGATTAGAAAACTTTTAGAAGAACGAGCTGAACCACCAAATAAAACTTGGGTAGTTATGTTATCAAATAAATAGTCCCAAACCTTCCACTGAATAATGGTTGGTTTAAAATTAATCTCCATTTTTCTTATCTATCTTTTTAACCTCTTTAATTTCTAACTTATTAGGTTCTTCTGGTTGTTGTAATTGTGGTGGTATTATATTAATCTGTATAGGAGTGTTCAGGTTCATAGTAGTTGTTTGTTCTATTTGTTTTCTTTCAATATAACCACGGTTTTTACCGTGGCATTTCAAATAGAAAAGTATGGCGGTTTTATCACCGTTTCTTATCAATTCAAATAACTTACTTTCTACATAATCTATAACCTTCTCATAACTATCTTCTACTCGCTTTTTAAAATCAGGATCTTCTTTTAACCATACATCATAATAAAGATAGTTAGGTATATTTAGGTTCTTTAAAGCATAACTCACCATACCATCCGACTTTACATATTGTTCAATAAAAGCATCTTTCATCTCCTTTGTTTTCTTAACTCCCCATTTTCTGGCCATTCTAATTTTCTATTTTTGAAGTATTTAATTACTTAATTACTCATTATCTTTAAAGGCTTCTAAATAATTCTCAAATACTCTATTTATTTTTGTTTTATTCAATTCACACAACTTTTGTAGATTATCCATACTATCTACTCTTAAATAAAAACAATAGGTCTTTTTCTTTATTTTGGCTTTGGGTCTGCCTCTTTTTCTTTTCATTATAACTATATATTAATTTTTTCTTATGGAACAAATAAAACAAAAATATATTTTTAATATATAAGGTATAATGAAGTATAAAATAGAATATCATACCATTAATAAATTACAAAATGGGATTGTAGAAATCCTGGAAAGTAATTACTATTTAGAAGAAAAAGATAGTTTAAAGGCTAAATCTTCTTTTGCCTCTATATTTAATGAAAAAAATAGGAATAAAAAAGATACTGAACATATTATAACAGATATTAAAGAATATAAAGGTAAGATCCCTTCAAAACAGGATATAAAATTTCAACCAATCGGGTTATCAAAAAAATCATAAAAACTAATTTTTTAATTTATTGGTTTATAAGG